GCATAACAATCAAAGCCAAACTCTTCCAAGTTTTTTTCAAATTGTGCGCATTGAAAAGCATAATAATATTTTTTATCTCCTCTTAATGGGAAAGTAATATGTCTTTTTGCCTGTTTAAATTCCAGTTCTCTTTCTTTGTGAAAGAGTTCCGTTCTTTGTTCTAGTGTTTCCATTAATAATTCTCCGTTGTTTGTTAATGATGAAACCATTATATATACATTTTTCATCATGTCAATACACTAATACAACTTTTTTTAGTAATGATTAATAATGATATAAAAAGTAAAAACATATAAAATATATCAATGGAGATAAGCAAGAAACCAAAAAAAGCTGGACGACCTAAGAAGTGGGATAAGATTAAACCAGAAGAGGTCTATGAATTAGCTAGGCAAGGGCTAGGCGTCATGGATGTTTGTCGAGGTCTTAACAATGGAAAAGGAGTTGGATGGGATACTTTTAACACAGCTCGAGCAAAAAATCCGGATATTTCGGATGCGTACGATCGTGGTCTAAGTGAGTCAGTGAAATTTGTAAATGGCAAACTTTTAGACACAATTAACGAAGGCTCTATCCAAGCGATACAGTTTTTTTTACGCAATAAAAGACCTGATGAATGGAACAAAGACCAAAGACAGCAAACAGATATAAGAATTTCCTTATCTGATGTTTTACAAGATGCAAAGCAAAGAATTAACAACTCAAGTGCAACTATTAATATCATTGACGTAAAACCACAAGAACAGAAGGGCGAAGAGCATGAGGTCGCCTTCTCTCACAGAAACGACTCTGAAAAAGAAATAAAAAATAATGGTTCTGGCTCTCTCTCTCCTTCCAAAACAAAGACAGAATCATAAGAGCGATAAGGTGTTATCTTTTTCTCCGCACTTTATCGCTCGACTAAATCGAATCAGGCCCCCTTTCGAGCCAGGCGTGGTAGCGTTATATATATAACTAATGAACTAATTTTTTTTTAATTTTATGAAATATGGTGTAGAAGCAGAAAAAGAACTAATGACCGAACTATGGTCAATGAATATCAAAGATGATCCACTAAACTTTGTGAAATTTGTCTTTGAGTGGGGAAAAGAAGGCACCCCCCTCGAAAACTTTACTGGCCCTCGTAAGTGGCAAGAAAAAATTTTGCGAGATATTGGAATACACATACAAAGAAATCAAAGCGTAGATTTACCAGAAATGTTCCGTCTGGCTGTAGCTAGTGGTCGTGGTATTGGAAAATCCGCTTTGGTGTCTTGGTTAATACTCTGGATGCTTTCGACACGTTTAGGCTCAACTATAATCGTAACAGCAAACACCGAACAGCAATTACGCTCAAGAACATGGGCAGAATTAGGTAAATGGATGACTTTATCTATAAACTCACACTGGTTTAACAAAACCGCTACGACTATCAGACCAGCACCATGGTTTGAAGAAGCCTTAATTCGTGATTTAAAGATAGATACTGGCTATTACTACGCACAAGCACAGCTTTGGAGCGAAGAAAACCCAGATGCGTTCGCTGGAATTCACTCAAGTTACGGAGTTTGTCTAATTATGGATGAAGCATCAGGTATTCCAGCACCGATTTACAGCGTTTCTGAGGGGTTTTTCTCCGAACCGACAGCAGATAGGTATTGGTTTACGTTTTCTAACCCCAGAAGGAATACTGGCCCGTTTTACGACTCTTTTCATGGCAAACGCTCGTACTGGAAACAAGAACAAATCGACTCACGCTCGGTCGAAGGCACAGATAAAGAGCTATTCCAACAAATGCTAGAACAATATGGCGAAGATTCAACAGTCGCACGAGTGGAAGTACTGGGCGAATTCCCTCGTGCCGACGACGATACAGTAATTCCAATGGAATTAATCAAAGCAGCCATAGATCGTGATGTTGCTTTGTCTGCAAGCGCACCGATTATCTGGGGATTAGACGTTGCCCGTTATGGTGGCGATAATTCTGCCCTCTGCGTACGTCAAGGCAATACTGTCTTAGAAATGAAATCTTTTCAGTCTATGGACTTGATGCAATTATGTGGTGCGGTAAAAAATAAATTTGATGATTGCACCGCTTTAGAACGCCCACAAGAAATCTTGATTGATGTGATTGGTTTAGGTTCTGGCGTAGTCGATAGATTAGCCGAACAGAACTTACCCGTGCGTGGGATCAATGTTGCCGAAGCTCCAGCTACGAAAAAAAATTATTTGAATCTGCGAGCTGAGTTGTGGTTTGCAATAAAAGATTGGTTGGCGCAGCGTGATTGCAGACTTCCTAATGATGATGAGCTTGTTTCTGAATTAGCTGCGCCTATCTACAAATATACCTCATCTGGAAAAATAAAACTCGAAAGTAAAGAAGAAATGCGTAAGCGTGGTATCAAATCCCCTGACAAAGCCGATGCGCTCTCACTAACGATGGCAAGTTCGGCTGCTTCCTTTAGTGGCAGTATGTCGTTTATGGGGTATAATTTTAGGCAACCTTTAAAATCTAAAATTATACGCATAGGTTAATCAATGGAAAACGATAAAGCTAAAGAAGAAAATCAAGACGAAGTAATCGACACGCAAGAATTACAGAGCATCTTAAAATCCGAAATGGATGATGCCAAAGACTACATCGACCAAATCGGTGAAGCCAGAGCAGAAGCCACAGAATATTATTTAGGCAACGAACCAGAAGCAAATAGCTCCCTCCAGTCGGAGTTTATTTCTACTGATGTTCGAGATTCTATTTTATTTATGTTGCCCTCAATCATGCGTACGTTTTTTGGTACAAAGAAAGTCGTTGAGTTTGTCCCACGTAATGTTGAGGACATACCTTTTGCTGAACAACAAACCAGTTATGTAAATTATATTATTCAAGAAAAGAATCCTGGTTTTAAAGTTCTCTACGATGCGTTCAAAGATGCACTTGTCAGAAAGTCTGGCTTTGTTAAAGCGTTTTGGGATGACAGCATTTCTGCTGCTACCCACGAATACACCAACTTAACACCAGAAGCCTACATGGCTTTGGTTATGGATGCCGATGTCGAAATCGTCAAAGAGAAAGTTGAAATGCAAAGTATGACAATGCTTGATCCTACGACTGGCGAAGAGGTAACCCAAGAAACTCCTGCCAGTTACGATGTCACAATTAGACGAGTCAAGAAAAAAAATCAAGTTTGCATTGAATCAGTACCCCCAGAAGAAGTTTTGATTTCTCGTAATGCGAGAAATATTTATGAAGCACCTTATGTCGCACACCGCATGGTAAAAACTGTGAGCGACTTAGTGGCTATGGGATACGACCGAGAAGAAATGGAACAATATGCAGGTACAGGTTCAAACTTGGATGCCGAAACCTTTGATGAAACGGAAGCTCGTAATCCTTACGATGACAATGTTTATGCTGATCGTGGTGGGTATGGCAACAAGAATGTTTTATACGTTGAACATTATTTATTTTATGACTTAGATGGCGATGGCATAGACGAAAGAATTAGAGTTTGTACCGCAGGCGAAGGGATTAATGTAATCAATGTTGAACAATGGGATGATTTACCGATTGTCATGTTTTGCCCAGATCCAGAACCACATACTGCGATTGGCTCATGTCCAGCAGACTATGTGATTCCAATTCAAAGAGCTAAATCACAAATCATGCGTGATACGTTAGATTCTTTAGGTCATGCAATCTTTCCGAGAATGGGTGTCGTTGAAGGACAAGTCAATATTGACGATGTTTTAAATACCGATATTGGTCAACCAATTCGTATGCGTGCGCCTGGTATGGTGCAACCATTTGCCGTACCTTTTGTGGGTAAAGAAGCCTTTCCAGTATTAGGTTACTTAGACGAAGCCAAAGAAAATCGTACTGGAGTTTCCAAAGCAAGTGCTGGACTCAATGCTGAAGCCTTACAAAGCACGACCAAAGCTGCTGTTTCCGCTACCATGTCTGGAGCGCAAGGCAGAGTTGAATTAATTTGTCGTCATTTTGCTGAAGGTGGTATGAAAGAACTCTTTAGCTTAGTCAATAACTTGGTTATCAAACACCAAGAAGGACAAGATATGTTTAGACTAAACAATCAATTCGTACCTGTTGATCCTCGCTACTGGGATTCCGATAAAGACGTTAGTGTCAATGTCGCAATTTCCAAAAACAGCGATGACGAACGTGTGGCAGTTTTAAATAACTTAGCAGGTAAGCAAGAACAAATTTTACAAACACTAGGGCCACAGAATCCTTTAGTGAATTTACAACAATACTCAAACACACTTAGCAAAATGATTGAGTTAGCTGGTTTCAAAGATGCACAAAGTTTTATCAATACGCAAGTGCCACCAATGCCACCACAACCACAAGAAGATAAACCTGATCCAGCTACATTGTTAGCGCAAGCAGAAATTCAAAAAGCACAAGTGCAAGCACAAAAAGCGGTCATTGATGCCGAAACAGATCGTATGAAAATCATTATGGAAGATGATAGAAGGCGTGATGAAGCTGAAGCCGAGATTAGATTGAAGTCAGCAGAGTTAGCTGGCAAGTATGGTACTCAGATTGATATTGCAGAAATCAATGCGTTAATGGAACGTGACAGAGAAACTATCAGACAGATAGCAAAAACTCAATCACAGGGGTTGTTTGATGATGACTTCAACTTCTCCAATTAAGTTATACCATTTGGAATGTGTGGTTGGGGAACACGTTTATATCGGCACAGACATCAAAGCTCGTAGTTTTGAACAAGCAAAATCATTTATGCAATTTTTATTTAAGGATAAAATAGAAGAAGATACAGAAATATTTTTAATTAAAGAAACGACTTTACACTAATGAAAGATTCAAGATTAAAACGAGCTGGTGTATCTGGTTACAACAAACCAAAAAGAACACCAGGACACAAAACCAAATCACACGTGGTAGTTGCCAAAGAAGGCAACAAAGTTAAAACGATTCGCTTTGGACAACAAGGCAAGACTGGTGATAAAACCATGACTAAGCGTGCTAAGTCTTTTAAAGCCAGACACGCAAAAAATATTGCTAAAGGCAAAATGTCCGCAGCATATTGGGCGAATAGAGTAAAATGGTAAAGCCACAACAACATCAAAGAAGATTAACTAAAAAAGAATTAAAAAAAATAAAACAACAACAACAACTTAAAAAACACAATCAACTAAAAAAAGATGAAACGCAAATTCGCAAAAGTACCTAAGACCAAAGGTGGCGTACCTAAGAAGTATGTTGCTGGTGCAAAGAACCCAAAGGCAAGGGAGAAAGAAATAAAAAGAACTGCTAAACTATACAAACAAGGTAAATTAACCCCAGCTATGATGAA